GCTAAAGGAGGGGAAGGTTATTTCTTCTTGCCCTTCGTCTCGTCCTGGCCGAGCGCGGAAGCGGAAACCTTCTTAGTTTCAGCTGGCGTCAGCTTGCCGGTCCGAAGCCCTTTCGACGCCACGGCAGACACGGACTGTGACGTCTCCTTCTTTGCCCCGCCGCCGCTGCTTTTGCCGCCTGATGCACTCTTGGCCATCGATAATCTCCGCTGCTGCCACCGTCGCAGAATGTCCGTCGCTGCGGCTCCCGTCGAGGTGGCGACGTTGAATAAAGAGTGTGGGTGCCAAGCGATTTTCTATTGAGCCGCCCGGCACCCGGATATCAGACCTCGTCGGCTTCCTCGGTTTTCGCAAGGATGTCGTCCAGCGTGTCCGCCAGCACGTCGAGTTGATCTCGAGAAGCAGTCAGTTCGAGCGTCGCGCCGGAATCGTCCTCGATGTGCAATTGAGCTGTCTGCCCTTCGCTGTCCGGCTCAATGCGGAACTGGGCAAGCTTCTTGGTGGTGGCTTTGGCCATTGCCGTTCTCCTCTGTGGCGATTGAGAACGTGCGGACGGGGCTTTCGCTCCACTGCCCGGCGCGTCCGCGCCTCGACCTCAGCCTGAGGATTCGGCATGAGCAATCTCGTCAGCATCGAGGGCAAGACCCGGCGTGGTCAGATCAACCAGCAGACGGTCGAGATGCTGCGCGATTGGCTTGCCAGTGCTGAGAGCGGTGAGGTTCTTGGCGTCATGATAGTCGGCACCTGCGCTGATGGATCAACGAACACCTCGGCGACTGAGAGCGACGACTTCCAGCGCATGCTGGGCGCGATAGAAATCCTCAAGGCGCGGCTGCTTCGGCAGCATTTGAAGGATTAATATCGCCGACTTTTCCGGCACGCACGCCGATGCCAGAGCCTACCACACCGCTCGTCTCAACGCGGCAGGGCTGGCGACGACGAGGCCAAGACAGCAGCCCTCATCCGCGCATACTGTAGCGACACGACCTATGGGTCTGGCGCCTAAGAACGGCCGCGTCGGGCCGTGCTTCCTTTAGATCTCGGCAGCGCGATCTTTTCAAACTCATCGGCTAGACGATGCAGCGCGGAGAGCATCTCAGGCCCTGCCATAGCGCGGCCGTGGCCGGTGACGATCAGGTTTGGCTCGAGTGATGCAAGCCGGCGAACAGAGCTTCCCGCTGCAACCCAGTCGGGGGTGAAGTATCGTGGCGGACCATGCATCTCCGACTTCTGAAAAGCGATCGCATAAGCCGATTCCTGACCGGTGGTAATGACCGCATCGCCTGCGACTAGCGTCCGATCCGACGCTCGCCAGAGGGAGATATGGCCGGGTGTATGCCCTGGCGTGTGGATCCACTGCCAACTCGGTAGATGAGGCACGCTGCCGTCGTCGGGTAGCGCCAAAAGCCGCTCGGAGACGTCAATTGGCGAACGAGGGAATAAAGCCGCGAGCCTTGGCATGATGCCGCCTTTGGCGCCTGAATCCGGTGCTGGGTATGACTGCTGCCCGGTGAGGAACGGATGTTCGAGCGTGTGAGCGTAGATCGGAACGTCCCATTCCTCGCTCAGGTCCTGGAGGGCACCGACGTGGTCGAAGTGGCCGTGGGTCTGGATGATTGCTGCGGGGCGTGACGATGCTCCAAAGCGGGATTTTACCCCAGCGACGATCGCTCGTTTGGTGCCTGTCACGCCTGTGTCGACAAGCACCCACCCACGGTCCGGAGAATTGGCCGGGCCGATGAAGGTCACGTTGACCAACGCGGCGCGGAGATAAGCCAGATCGGGCAGCACCTCTCGGACATGGGCTGAGTCCACGCGCTCGGGAGAACGGGCGCTCTCTGGAAGCGGAAGCTGGACGGCCATGTTTCACCCCTCTGTCTGGGAGCCAGTTGCATCGTGCAACGGGCGTGTCGGGCATTAGCTCCTTCACCGATCCGACAGATCTCACGCCCGACCAACGAAGAAGCTATGAGGTGCATCCATGGCAGCGTCCTACGGCACCCGCGCAGAGGCCGACGCTTACTTCACAGAGCGCGGCATCTCGGCGTGGGCGACGGCTCCTGAAGAGGCACGGGGCGCAGCCCTGATCCGCGGCTCCGCATATGTCGACGGCCGATATCGCAACCGCTTCCCTGGTCGCAAGGCAGGCGGCCGTGCACAGGAGCTAGAGTGGCCTCGGGTGGACGCTGTCGACGTCTCTGGGGAACAGATCGCCGAGAATGAGGTGCCGGTTGAAGTCGAGTACGCGGCGTACGAGACGGCTCTTCGCGAACTGACGGCGCCCGGCTCGCTCTCCCCCGACATAATCCCGGGCTCAATCAAGAAGAAGGTCCGGGTAGAGGGCGCCGTAGAGGTCGAGTACGCAGCCGGTCGTGCAAAGGACATGATGCCCGTCCTCGCCGCTGTGGACGGCCTCCTTGCCCCGCTTCTGAGCCGTGGGGCCGTCACGACCAACTGGGTCATGCGGGCATGAGCGCGTTCTACCAGGAGATGGCCGATATCGCTTCGGGCATCCTCGCCGAATTCAAGCAGGGGCTCGTCACGCTGTCGAAGACGGTTCCCGGCACGCCCGATCCGGCGACGCCATGGCTTCCCGGCACGCCGACGACCGAGACTTATGAGCTGGATGCGACCGTCTCCACCGCCTACGTCGAGAATGCCAGCGCCGCCTATCAGGACGGCAGCCTGATCGAGATGAGCGACCTGATCGTGACGTGCGCCGTTCCGCCGGTGGCCCCGTCGCTCGACGCCCTGATCGTCATCGACGGCAGGCCGCACACCATCAAGCAGATCAACGCGATCCCGGCCGCCGGCACGACGGTCGCCTACAAGATCTTCGTGGGCTCCTGATGGCTGGGTTTCAGGACGAGGTCACCGCCTGGGTGGCGAAGACCAACGCGAAGATGGAACTGGCCGTTCGAAAGATCGCGCTGGACGTCTTCAGCGAGGTCATCCTGATGAGCCCGGTCGACACTGGCAGGTTCCGCGGCAACTGGCAGGTCGCCATTGGTGATGTTCCCGCCGGCACGCTGGAGATTGAGGACAAGGACGGCACCGCGACCATCAGCAAGGTGCAGGCGGCTACGATGGGGCTTGAAGTCGGGCAGACCATCTACCTGATCAACAACCTGCCCTATGCCCAGGCGCTGGAGTTCGGATCATCCCAACAGGCGCCCGGCGGCATGGTTCGGCTCACGGCCCAGCGGTGGCATCCCATCGTCGAGAAGGTAGCTCAGGAGCTTAGCCGGTCATGAGCGTCGAGAACGACATCCAGAACGCGCTGTTCGCCCGGGTGGCTTCGATGGTGCTGACCCCGGCCGTTCGCGTTGTCTGGCCGAACATGAGCGAGGGAAGCCGCAGCACCTACCTCCGCGTCTGGCCGCTGCCGAACCGGCCCGACCGCATCCTCATCGGCTCCGATGGCCCGCACCGCCGGCAGGGCATCCTGCAGCTTTCTCTCTTCACGCCGCTCAACCAGGGCGATGTTGCGAAGCCGATCGCTGATCAGATCGCCGGTCACTTCGCGCCTGACACCCAGATGGCCAGCAATGGCGTCACGGTGCGCGTCACCTCGGCGCCGTTCATTCGCAACGGCAGGCCCGAAACCGCTCATTGGCACACGCCAATCGAGATCCCCTACGAGAGCTTCAGCTAGAGCTCTCCCGCCTCTCCAGCCCCTTCGGCAAGGGCATCATCATGACAGGAGGCCGAGATGGCCCTTTACCCGGGTGCCGGCTCCCGGCTGTTCATCGGCGGCGTTCTTGCGGACAAGAGCACTGATTTCGTCGCGGCGGACTTCACCGCTGCAGAGCCATGGGTCGAGATCGACGGCTGGTCGACCATGGGCTCGTCCGGAGATACCGCAGCGCTCATCACCACCCCGCTGATCAATCGCGGTCGCGATGTGAAGCAGAAGGGCACGAAGAACGCCGGCTCCATGCAGAACACCTTCGCGATCATCGAGACCGACCCGGGCCAGATCGCGCTGATCGCTGCGGCCGACACCAATGACAACTATGCGTTCCGGATCGAGCTCTCGAGCGGTGGCGAGAGGCTGTTCATCGGCCTGGTCATGAGCACCCAGGAATCGGGCGGTGAGGCGAACACTATCGCCAATCTCGCCGCTACGATCGAGATCAACTCCAACGTCGTCAAGGTCCCTGCCTGATGGATATCTCCTCGCTCAAGCGCGACAGCAAGAAGGTTGAGGCCGGCGAATGGGTCGGCGACATCCCCGGCATGGAAGACGTTCGCCTCCGGGTGCGCGGCCTCTCCAGTCCGAGCGTCGCCGTCCTTCGTTCCCGCAAGGAGCGCAAGGTTTCGCGCGACGGCCGGGAGCGTGACGGCCAGCTGAAGACCGAGGTCGCCATGGTGATCCTCGGCGAAATCCTGCACGAGGCCGTACTGCTGGAATGGGATGGCATCACGTCGGACGGCAAGCCGCTGCCCTTCGATGCCGATCTCGCCAAGACCTGGCTGACGGACCCCGACTTCACGCCGTTTGCCGATGCCGTGGTCTGGGCTGCCCAGGTCGTGGACAAGGGCCGTGCGGACACTCAGGACGACGTGGGAAACGGCTCGCGGA